AGGGACAATCTCAGGAAACAGGTTAACCATACGGTTGTCGGCGGCGTTGACGCTTCTAGCGACATACGCCGACCCAAGGATCGGCGTCTTCATTAGTAGTTCCCGGCGTAGATGTTGAACCGCTGACGTGAAGCAATCAGGCTGTACGGTACCGACATGATGTCATCAGGGTTGTTGATGCGCTTGATGTTACGCTTCGACGACATCGCCAAACGGCGGACTTGCGATGAAGGCTCCGTGCCGAACTCAGGCGCCATTTCGCAGGCCAAGTTATAACGGAACGCACGCAGATAGCCGGGCGGGAAATGCAGCACTGTCGCCAGCGTTGCAGGCTGGGTCAGTTCTTGGACCGAAATGAAGTGCCATTCCAGTTCGCGCGTCGGGCGCGGATAGATGTACATTTCAATGTCGGGGAACGTCATGTTGACGAAGATGACTTGCGGGTATGTCGATGTGACGGTCTTGACCGCGATACCGTTATACTGCTGCTGGTTGATGAATTTGATGCCGTAGCTGACGCCCGTGCCGGGGTCTTTGAAATACGTGCTGTCGTCGAGCAACACTGGACGGTTGCCGATGAAGTCGCCGCTGGGGCCAAGCGTGCGTGATAGCTGGCCTGCGGGCCACATGAATATCTGGTCTTGCGTCGCGTAGACGGACAGGCGCTCTGTGTTCCAGCTATCAATCATCTGGTTCATGGCGCGCAGTGCGTCTTGCGATGTCTCAGCCGATGGAACTTCGCCTTCTGCCAGAACACCTAGAAGCCTAAGCGATCCGTTGATTATGTCCCCAGCCGTATCCATTGGTTAGTCTTCCTGCGTTGTGCGGCGGCGGCTGTGCCGCGCCGGCATTTCGTTTACTGATGCCTTTGCAGGCTCTTCAGGATTATAGCGTTCCCAGCCGAAATCTTCATCATAAAACGCTTCTTCTTCTGAAATAGCGACTTTTGATCCGTGCTGCGGGTGGGCGAGATAGATTACGGACATTCAGCACCTTTTTCGTTTTTCGGCGCATCCAGCCGATTAATCAGCATTTGATACGCTGTGATTGTGGCTTGAGCCTGAAGTATAAAAGTTTTAGCTTTTTCTACTTCAGACTCAAGATCACAAATTTCCGAAAGAAGAAAATCTTTCGTAATTTGCATTAAACGTCCGATACCATGATGAAGTACGGCGTGCCATCGTCGGCCACAATTTTAATTTTGTGCGACAACGCAGCCGAACCTTTCACGGCTACCATAGCAGCCGGAACATTCATCAGGTTGGCAATGGTTCCTGCGCCAGAGTTGGTGAAACGCAAGAAAGATGCGCCGGCCCAACCCACAGCGTTTGGAATATCACTGTCTACCTGAATAGCAGCCAAAGTACCGCCGGGCGTTGTGGACGAACCGCCAAGAGTTGCGCGCAAAGCGTTAGCCGCGCCCGAAATAGTACCGCCGGTATTGACTGATGCCGAAATGTGCGCGCCGTTGATTGTACCGCCCGTTGCAGCGTTTGCGCCGGTTACGACTGAAAACGCACGAAAAGTTTCGCCCGATCCTGTCGAAGTAAACGTCAAACGAGAGTAGCCCAAACGTGTATCGCCTGAAGTTGCAGACGTAACGGCATAGCTACCGTTTAGAACGCCGGCTGACGAAATTGCGATAGGGGCGGCTGCGGAGCCGACCTGAACGCTGTCTAGCATCGGATCGGCATAAGCGACGCCGATTGGTTTATTGTTAGCCATAAAATAACTCCTTAGTTAATTCCATAAGAAGGGAATGTTTGCCCCAGCCTAAACTGGGGCAAACCTATTAGCCAGCGATGCGGTACAGATTGTACGTTTCAGCGCCAGTTTTAACTGCGCGGAACAATACGCTCTTAGAAGCAACGCCTGCGCCTGAACCAACCAACGTCCAGCCAGTACCTACTGTGATAGTAGGAACGCCAGTGCTGGTAGCAATCAAAGCAAACTCAAACGACGAGTTAACTTTGGCGCTGCTAACGTCAGCGTCAACAACGCTAACAGCAGGAAGCGCAAGGTCAGCAGTGCTGCTTGACGTGTATACAACTGCGCCACCAGCCAAATCGGCAGTGGTCAGCGTAACACCCGCGGTGTACGCGGTAGGGATTGCGGATACGCCCAGCGTGACTTCGCCGAGGTTGCCGTCGCCAACTTGATAACCGCCGGCGCCATTAGGTAGAATAGCCATGATAAAAATCCTTTAAAAAGTTTGGCCCCCGGCGAACCGAGGGCCATGTTTAAATTAACCCCACATCCGGACGGCCATTTGCGGACGGATCGTGCTGTAGCCATACAGAACGTCAATACGGCAAGGCATACGGTCGTTGTTGATGTCGTACTGACGAACAACGCGAAGCGAGATGCCGTTGTGTACCTGACGCGAAGCCATATCTACGCCTTGTGGGAGCAGAAGGTCGGCGGTTGCGAAGGTGATGGCGTCCTTGTGGTATACAAGGTTCTGAGCGTACTGACCGCCCGAAGCACCGACAAAAACAACTGCTTGGCTGTTGGCAGGCAGTGCATTGACGGTAGCAAGCGCGTGACCAGCCGAGTAGATCGGTGCAACAGTGAGGCTGCCTGCGCCAGAGCCGTTGAGCAAGACATCAGCCAATGCAACGAACTGGAACAACGAACCTGTGCTTTCACGGGTCTGTGGGTTGACAGCAAAGCAACCGTTTACAGTGAACACGTCACCAGCCTTGACGGTGTCGTTAGCGCCAGCGCCAGTGATGGCGATGGTGGTTGCGCCTTCTGCCGTTACAGCAGCCGAAGTCGAACCGCCAGTTGCGTCGCGCGTACCAGTGGTGAACTGCTTGATGGACTGCGACATGTTGATTTCGTCGAAACCAAGTACGCCTGTACCCATCATGCCGTTCTTGAACTGCTTGCTGATCGTGTCAGTTGGGTTGAATAGACCCTTCATGCCTTCGACCAAGCCAGCGTTTGCGGCTGGGTTGACAGTGGCATAACGTGGCGACATCACGGCAGCATTTTCGTTCAGCTTCTGCTGTGCAGCAAGAAGAACAGCCGAAGTAGCTGGCGTAGTGCCGGGCGTGCCGACAGTGTTACCGATGGTCAAGAACGAGTTTGCAACGTCGGCGTCGATGCTGGAAGCAAGCTGCGAGATACGTGGCTTCAGAACGCGCTCTGCGAAATCGTCAAGCTGCATGGTCAATTCAGCAGTCGTGAAGTTAACGCCGATGTGCTTCTGGTTGGCAACGGTCAGAGTTGTGAACTGCTCGTTGTCGTCCTGTACCTGAAGGGCTGCGCCATCAGTTACAAGTGCGCGGTCTGGAAGACGGATACGCAGGGTTGAACCAATTTTAGCACCTTCAACAGCAAAGCTGTCGTCGTACTGACGGTTTACGTTACGTGTAAGAACAAGGTTGTTTTCGAGAATCTCAAGCGCCTTGCGCGTGATCATGTCGATTGTTAAAATCGAGTTAGACATGGTAATAATCCTAAATTATCTGTTGCGTTGTGCCTCGTACTTCTTGATCTGCCGTTGCCGTTCTGCCTCAATCCAATCTGACGTACTCATGGACTTTACTGACCGTGGGTCTGTCGTATCAAATGTCGGCGCACCAGAGGTGCGGGCAGTGACAGGTGCAATCGGTGCCGGGGCGTTGGAGGTTTTTTTGAACGTAGGTTCGGCTGTAAGCCGCGCCTCGATCATACCAATTTCCCTAGCTTGCAAAATGGGGTCCATACGCGAAATACGCTGGGCGTCTTTTGTGTTGATGCCTAAGTGATAAATCACGTCAGGACCAATATCGGACGCTTGTATTGCCATCGCCATCGCGTCGGTGATTGGAAGGTTGGGGTTATAGGCGACTTGTTCAAAGTCGTCATATTTGTCCCGCGCCGCCTCTTCACGTTCGTGATAAGACTCTAGCATTGCACGTTGCTGGCTGTCCTTTTCACGGCGTGCCAGCAGTTCTTCGGCTTTACGTTCGGCCAAAACCTCTGCGTAATCCTCATAAGTCTCAAATTGGTCAGGGGAGATGTCGTGGATCGGCTGCTGCCGTGCCTGCATTTCCTCTGCTCTTTGAGCCTGTTCGCGTTCCCATTTACGCTGCTCTCTTGCGAGTCGTTTGCCTACAATGGCGTCCAAGTCTTCTTGTGTGAAGGTCTTGGGTGCTTCCTGCTCAGCAGACTGCTCTTCCGGCGTCGTGTTTTCTACAGGCTCGATTGCTGCCGTGGCTTCGAGTTCTGGCGCGGAGGCATCCGCTTCGGTAAAGACATTATCGTCCATGTTTAACCCTTAAAGAGTTCCTGATGAGCCGCATCAGTACGGTTGGTGGCTAGACTACATCATTTGATGCAGTCTGGCAATCTTGTTACGCTTCTACTTCTGCGGGAGCGTTCTTAGCTTGTTCTGCGGCATAGGCAGCCACTACGTCAGCGGTGTGCGTCGCGGCGCATATTGCCTGCACGCGAGCATCTTCTGCGCTGTAGTCATCGCCGGGGGCGACAACGTGACGGTGGAATGTGCCGCTGATCTGTTCGCCGTCTTCGAGGATGGCAGTCTTAGTGCGTACTTGCACGCAACCATTTTCGACAACTTCGATGTTATCAACTACTACATTTTTTTCTAAAGCCATTTTCTTTCTCCTGTTTCCAGCCCAGCTATCCCGCTGGGCATTAGGTTCACTTTACATCAACAAGTCTATTAAACGCGTGGATACGTCACAACGCCTTTTACCCTGTCTCCATTAGTAAAGTTAGCGTTAAAATCGAATTGCGCACCTGTTGGGCCAGCCAACACTGTAATAGTAGTTGACCCATTAGCGACAGTACCTGAAAGCGGCGTGACAGTAGTTAAGCCAGTTGCTTGGTAGAAATTAACAGGCGCAACACTACCCGCATTTGCTACAGGCAGATTTACAATTTCAGCAAATCCGCTGGCAGTACCGCTTTTTGTGGTGAGCGTAATGTCAAAATTCACAGTGACAATATCATCAACAATGGAATATGTGGCGCTATTAATCGTGTTGGTGTTTGCACCGTTAGCGTCACCCGTTCCCTTTAGCTGTATACCTGTAACGGAATTGGTAGACACAGGAAGGTCTTGATCGGAACACATAGACCGATAGTAAGACAGGCCAGTTTTTGTGTTGAATATTGGATATGTCACAACGCCGTTTGGCGTGGACGGTTTGTCCACATAAACTTCTTCAACGTCAGCGCCAATCTCAACAAAATACTTTGCTGCGTTATCACCAAAAGCAAG